AAGATCGTTTTGGATCAAAATGCAAGAATAAATCCTTGTATTTAAAACAAAAGGAGGTGGACTATCTTTTCTTTTGGCAAACATCGAATAGTTAAATCCAGCTAAGGGAACATTTTCATAACGATCAACAAAATCTTCTGCTGCCTTAAATATTGATCCTGTTTTTACTAAAATTTTCAAATTTTGATTTAGCCTGTAAAACCCATTGATGTTGTCATCTAATATCCAATGTTTTTTTGAATTTTGTGAAATTGCATGATCCCAAACCCAATTTCTAGCAGGAATAGATCCCATTCCTAAGTTTGAAAATGGCAAAACTAGAATTTTTTTAACATCGATAACATTTGCATAATTATTAAATTCTTGTGGTTCAACAACAATTTTGTAAGGAATTCCCATAGATTCCAATGATTTGCTAGTGAGCCTTGAATCCCACCTTCCTTTTGAAATTATGTAAATTGGATACTCAGGATTCATCTACATAAACCTTATTTTTTAAATCAGCTTTTGCTTGAGCTGGAAACCAAATAGAGCTTGTTTTTGTGGTCAAACGCTGCTTAATAAGCTCTGAAAATCTTCTCATATCCTCAATACATGAAAAATTAACCCTGACAGAATATTCAGGAAGTAGATTTTTTTGCTCAAATTCAGGCATACCCTCCCACTCCTCTTTCCAGGATTCTTTTTCCCCAAAAAGAAGGGTTTGTGCATCATTTGGCTTGGCATAAGGCATATCAGAACCTAGCCTCCTCAAACTTAAAGATTGGCTTTTTAATTCTTTTAGCCACAATTTTCCAATCAGGTCTTAGCGAAACAAGATATTGAGCCTCAGTTCTGCTTTTAACCTGGCGAATCAACCCATCTTCGTCATAAATGAAATAGATCATGCTGCTTGCCTTTTCTTATCTCTGTGATTAAGGATGAACTGCTTCATTTCGTAATAGCTGTTAAAACGAGCTAGGCGAGGATCTGCGCCACATTCGACCCTGTATGCCTCCTCGATCTGTTTATCGCTTCCTAGAGGCATTTCTGAGGCTTTCTGAGCCATTTGCTGAACCCAAGATGCCTCAAATGATCTCCAACCTTTAAAAATGATGGTTTCCAATACCTGATCCAAGGGCATTTTGGCTAATTCAGCCTCTTTAACCAATCTTGCAAGCACTCGATCTGTTACTGGAGCTTTCAGCCGTTTCCTGTAAACCAAAAAATCATTCCAAAGATCAACACTCACTCCTTCAGGAGTGGGTATAGTTTTTATTTGGTTCTTGGTTCTTGGTTCTTGGTTCTTGGTTTGCATTAGGGAGTGATTAGGGAGGGGTATAGGGGGGGTATTAGGGGAGTTATCGCTACCCTTATGCCACCTCAATGCTGCGCCTTTGCGACCCCCATCTTTCATAGCTTTGTATTTGGCTATTTCCACATCAGCTCGTTTGTTGTGCCAAGCACCATCCTCAAAAACAAAGAACTCATGGAGCAAACTACCCACAATTTCAAAGCTAGACCTGACCTTACGAGCCAATTTAGCCGTATCAGTAAAAGGTTCTTCAGTTTGGTAATAAAGGTCAATCATGCGCCTGTAAGTCAGATCTTCCTCATCCGACAGATGGGAGGTATGACTCAAATAATCCCCTATGTGAAAAGGGTAAAAATTCATTGTTACTCCTTGGAAAACAAGTCAGGTCTAAGCATTTCTTTGGTCAATCTGCCTTCCGACAGCTCTATCAGAGTTCTGATGTGTTTTACTGGGATCTTGCCTCGTTTAGACCATTGGTAAATTGCGTTTTCCCTTACTCCTAAAGGCTTTGCCAGGTTTGCCAATACCCCAAATTCTAGCTTTAATTCGTCAAATGGTTTCATATTATCCTTTCGTAAGAAACAGGCTAAATCATATACCAAAAGGAAAACAATGCAAAACCCTTAAATTAGGGAAAGCACTTAGAAAATAATTAAATAAAAGTGTTGCAACCTGTCATTTTGCTGTATAGTTACACCTATGCAGTAATTTTTAACCAAGTGATGAAGGGAAAGTAAATATGAAAATTATTGAATCAGCAAGCCAAAAACAAGGCTCTGAAATTTTTTATAAATTTCAATCAGGCCATACAGCTATATGGTCTAAAACTGGAATCATGTGTTATTTGCCTGATGGCCGTTGGGTAGATAACAGAATGACAACTATTCGCAATGCAATTAAACAAGCAATTTTTAATGATTTTAGATAAGTGATGAAAGGAAATTGTATGAATCAAAAAGAACCTAAATTATGGGAAGTCCTAGCCTCCTGGCTTATGGGAGCTGCTATCGGAATCTTCCTTGCTCTTGTCTATATCTACAGAACAGGAGGCTTCTAATGGGTATGTCTAGACATGATGCTTACTATGAGCCTGAAGATGATTACATGGATTTTGACGAGCTTCAGCATGAAGTTGCAGAGCTGATGAAAGATGATGAATTTAATCCTAATAAATGGGATAACTTCTGTGAAGCATTTGCAGCTCATCAAAACAAAGATGACATTGAGGCTTTAGAAGAAATGCTAGAGAAAAGAGATTTTGAAGCTCTAGGTAGGAAGCTGTGGAATATGTCGTTTGAATACTATGAAAACTGGGCTACTAGCCGAGTTACTGGTGAATATTAAAAAGGAAAAGTGATGAAAACATATCAAGAAATCAGAACAATCAATGTCAATGAACACACAGAAAAGAAAGGTAAGTTCACCTACCTATCTTGGGCTTGGGCTGTGGATCAGCTCCTACAGCTTGATGCAACAGCTACTTGGGAATACAAAGATCCTGTCTATTTCAACGAAACCCTGATGGTCTTTTGCTCAGTAACAGCTTTTGGCAAAACCATGACAGCTCAGTTGCCAGTTATGAACATGAACAAAGCCATTCCTAATCCTGATGCTTTTCAGGTCAATACCGCTATGCAGCGTTGCTTGGCTAAGGCTATAGCTCTGCATGGTCTAGGTCTGTATATCTACGCTGGTGAAGATATTCCTGACGAGGAAGAAGTAGATTTAAGCGCTGAAGCCGATAGATGGATTGAGGCTATTTCTAATTGTGATTCTATGGAGCTACTTAAAGATGTCTATAAAAATGCCTATAACACCTTATCCAAAGACAAATCAGCAGTATCAAAAATTGCTTCTGCCAAAGATGCCAAAAAAGCAGAACTGGGAGCTTAAACCCCTTTTTGATGCAATCTTAGAAAAAGCTAAAAAGGATCGCAAATGACACTAATAATTTCATTGTTAGCCATTACTGGGCTTATTTGCTGGATCTTTATTTTGATAGCAATTGTTTATATTTATTTGGAAAAAAAATGACAACCTTTACGACAGAAGATCGTATTGCAGCAATACAGCAAGGAACTGAGGAATGGCATCAGCTTCGACTTGGCAAAGTTACCGCTTCTAGAGTTGCTGACATACTTTCAAAGACAAAAACAGGCCCATCAGCCAGCCGAGGAAACTATCTGATTGAGCTTGCCTTGCAACGAGTTACAAAGACCATAGAGCAATCTTACAACAGTCCAGCTATGGAATGGGGAACTCAAAACGAACCTCAAGCTAGAGTTGCTTATGAGGTTACGACAGGCAACTTTGTGGATCAGATCGCATTTGTAAATCATCCCAAAATTAAAGATTTTGGATGCTCTCCTGATGGAGTTGTAGGGGAAGGCTTGATCGAGATCAAATGCCCTAATTCAGCAACTCATTGGAGCTACATAAAGGCTAATGAACCGCCTCAGAAATACATTATTCAGATGCAATCTCAGATGTCAGTTACAGGAGCTAAATGGTGCGACTTTGTATCGTTTGATCCTCGGATGCCTGAGAGAAGCCAACTCCTAATAGTAAGAATCAATCGAGATGAAGAATTGATAGCTGAAATCGAAAAGGAAGTTAAGCAATTTTTGAGTGAAGTAGAAGTTGAAGTAAATCTTATGGAGAAACGCAATGGCAATTAAATATTTTGTAAAGGCAGCAGTATCGGAATTTCAAGGTGATGATGGAAAGATGAAAAAGCGCTATCAATCCATTGGAGTTGTCATGGAAACCAAACATGGCTTGATGTTGAAGTTGGAGTCATTGCCAATCTTTGCTTTTAAAGAAGGAGCTGTTCTTGCTTACCTAAATGTTCCTGAAGATAAAGTTGATTCCAAGCCACTTGATAAGTTAGAGGAAGATATTCCATTTTAAGGAGAAGTGATGAAAAAAATATTGTTAGTGTTGATTTGTGGGTTTTTATTTGCTTGTTCCAGTAATCCAACTGTCTATAGCCAAGCACCTTCGCAACAGTTAATATTAGACAAGCAAGTTGCTGCTTTAACTAGGAATGAAGTTATCAATGGAGTTACAGAGTGTGAAGGAGCTGGTCTTAGAGCTGTAGTAATAACAACTAAGCGCTCCATTAATGGCTTTACAACTGATATTCCTGTTGAAGTAACTTGTATGCCGAAACATAGATACCATTAAAGGAGAAATCATGAAAAAAGCATTAGTAGCAGTAGGAGCGTTTTTTATTGTTGGTTATGTATCTGCTCAATACGCTAATTGTTGGCAACAATATGTTTGTGGGCCAGCAGGATGTCAATGGGTAACTATTTGTCGATAGGAGATTCTATGGAGCATATTTGGACTGTTAGTGGAACTGACATAACGATTCGATGGAGGTTAAAGGGTTGGACTCCTCCATCAGAGCTTCAAGAATACAAAGACAAATGGGCTTACTGGCAGAATCTTCCGTTGCGTAAACTGGATGATGAAGCCAAGCAACAATATGAAGCAGTTCTAAGAAAAGCTAAAGTTGCGAGGATCAAATGAACTATGAAGATGTTCCCTTTGCAGGGAAAATCCCCATACCTGAAAATGATTGCGAACAGGCTTTTTTTGATACTTTTCCAAGTTGTTTTGAACCAAATAAAGCAGCTCTACAAATTTGGACTATAGCCTGGCAATACAGCAGACTTAAAACTTTGGAAGAAGTAAGGACTTTAATCCGTAATTCTTAGTATTTCCGCATATTGGGTAATGGCGCATCCTTTTGGTCTGATTTCTTAGACTCAGGATGTGCCTTACTCATAGGCTGTTTTTCATGCCGTTTTAGTTCTTTGCCAAATTCATAGACAGCGTTACGCAATTTAATCATCTGCGCTTCTTCACGCTTTTCATGCTTTTTGGTTTCTTTATAAAATTTATCTGCCATTTTTACACTCCTAAAATATCCATCGCTTTATGGATCTTATTGATTCTATCCTCTAAACCTATAGTTCCACCATTTATTCTTTTGGTCATGGTAGTCCAATCCTCAGAATCAGCTAGAGCATTTAGACCCCTTTTGTTCCAAAACCATCCAGCAGACAGGGTAGCGTTCTCAGGCTGTAAAACAAGCTCAGGTTGATCCGCAAATGGTCTGTCTAAGGCTAGACCACAAACTGTGTAATTTGCCCTTCCTGTGAGCTGTATTAGACCCCTACCATGAAACTTCCAACCATCCCCATCTTCGGTATTGCCTAGATCAGCTCTGCCACCATAGACTTTATTGGCTATTTTTTCAGGATTTCGCTCAAACTGGGTAGCCACTTCTAGGCTTGGAAATCGGCTAGGCCATGTTGCCATAAGACCTTTAGCCGAATAATTAAGGTTTTCTTCTAAAGTTTTAAAGTTAGCCGATTCATGTCCACATTGACCAATAAAAGCAGCTTGTCTTGTAGGAGTGTTTATTTCGTATTTCTCAAAAGTTTTTAATAAAGGTTCAAGCCATTTGCCTTCAATGCCTAGAGATAAAAGTTGAGCTTCAATCATTTGCGTAACATTCCTTTGATTTCTTCTGTCTTATCTTTAGAACCTTGGCTAGAACCAAAATAAAACGATAGGACTTGACCAGCAGCAGAGGTAATAAAGCCTAGGGCAAAAATAATGATTTGTTGCTGATCTTGTGGGGTATTTACAAACATCAAAATAGCGATAAGGGAAAACGCTAATCCAACAACTCCCAAAGCCAACACAGGAACAACCATTTTGTCGAGCTTTGTAGCGTATTCCGAGGTAGCAACTTGAGCATAGGCTTGTCTTGCAGAATCTCGATCTTGAACTTCTAGCTTGGCATACTCAAGGTCTAGCTCTTTGAGCTTTAGAGCCATTTCAGGATCACCAGTAAGAGCCTTGGTTACTCCTTCAACAGTTGCATCATCAATGCCTAGCTTTGAGGCAATCCAACCAACAGCAGCTCCTCCTGCTGGCCCTGCAACGGCTGTAGCTAAAACAGGAGCAACTCCTTTAAGTATTCCAAGTAATGTTTCCATTATTTTTTAGACCTTTCTTCTAACAACTTGACTCTTACATGAAGATCATG